TAGCTCTGTCTCCTCTTGCGAGGTTAATTTCTAGATCGTCCATTTACATCATTGGTTGGGGCTGTTGAGGGACTTGCGTCTGATTCATTGCAGCCTGTTGACGGATAATTTCTCGGTCACGATTCATTGCGGCATCTATTTCCGCACTTTGAATTTGTACACCATATTTCAATTCTAGCTCATATCTACGCAAAATACCATCTTGTTCAATACGATCTCTTTCTCTGTCATCAGACATAATCATTCTTTCACGATCCAACTGCAGTTCAGCAGCCTTCTTCTGGATGTCAGCTTGAATAGATTGAGCCTGTACTTGAGCTAGCATCTCCTCTGGCGTAGGCTTTGGAGCCTCTGGCTGAGGTAGTTGGAAGTCAGCAGGTAACTGGTTAAAGTAATTCTGCGAATCCTTGATACCAGCCAGTTGCAACATTTTGGTTAATGTATTAGTGTACTGTGGTATTGATACAACAGGGTTACTAGGACCTGTCTTTTCAATCAGCATTTCCTGACGCATAGCGACCTGACTCAAGATATTGATTCGGTCTTCAATAGTGCCATCACCAACACCAACATTGACTGTTACATCCATTTTAGAATCCCATGAACGAGGATCAATTGGTACAAATGTATTACGCAAACGAACCATACGAGCACGATCTTGATTCTCGACTACTAACTTCAAGATGCCACTAAACAACTTACGCAAACCAGTTTCAGCAAAGATACGGGCAATCATCTCAATGTGTTGATGGGCGGCATTGACTGTTGCGGATACTGCGGCTTTTGTAGTGCTCTGTAAAGCATCTGCATCTAAACCTGCAGCGGCTTTGGAAATGCCTGTACGGGTCTGTTTAATGTCATCCAAGTAGTCAAGCATTGGGAAAGCGGCTTGACCAACAAATGGAGTGGTAAATGGCTGAACCATGCCTGGTGCTCTCATACGAATAACAGCACCAACTTCTGTATTAAGCACGTCATCCATATTGGCCTGACCCTCAACAATAGCTGTACGAGGGTGGATAGATTGAGCCAAAGAGTCCAAGATACCACGTTGGACATTGGACTTGATACGCTGAATATCCATCACTACGTCAGCAGGACACATACCAAAAAAGGTATGGGGTTCTGGGTCAGGGCAAAAATCAGCAAATTGTCGGTCATCAACAATCTCATTACGCAGAACCTTGTTGCCTGTTCCTACAGTGCAAATCCTACGCATCTCAGCAATACCATCTCCATCAAAGTCTACCTTTAAGTAACCTTCAATGTAGAGGACACTCTTGCTTGATGGATCACCATTGTTGGCGGTACTAATTACAGCAAACGGGTTACGTGCAATGTATTCATCATTATTGTCAAAGTCATTGCCATTACCAGCAACTTCAACCATTTCATCGTAGTCGTAACCCATAGCGACTAGATCAGAAACAGTCTTCATAGTCCTATGGCCTACAAAAGTAGCTTCATCAATAGACTTAGCTCTTCGGTCAATCAGGAACTCTTCTGGAGGCAGAGCTTCAATCTTTACTTTGCCAGATTTAATTCTTCGCTTGATCTCCACATCGTACATCATGGGAGGTGGAGTCATAATGCCTTGAGCTTCATTCATTGGCTCAGTACCAGGCACTGGATACTCACGCACTGCAGAGATCTCAACATCTGGATCTTCTGTCAGCATCATCATGCTTTGTTCATCAAGCATAGAGAATGATTCAGCTTTGACTTCTACGGACTCATCCCAATAGTATTTGATAATTCCGCACTTGCGTACTAGAGCATCTTTAAAAGCAGAGTGAAGAATCTTAAAGCCAGGATTATCCCGCTTAAAAATAAAGTCTATGTAGTCTGTTGCTTGTTCAGCATTTGCTACATCTTCTGGTCCTTGTGGGGTGAATTCAACTACACGCTCTGGACCAAAAAAGATACGCATCAGGCTAGGCAAGATACCTTGTACTGTATCCCTTACATCCATTGATACTACTTGTGAACGGCCTTCTTCTTCGTCACCAAAAGGTGAGCCATAGTAGTATGAAGTAGCTAATGCACGATTGAAACCAATGTCGTCATCAATAAATGAAATTGCATCCGTAATCTCAGCAGAGATAACGCCTTGCAACTCTTCTTCTGACATCACCTCAGAGTCTTGGGCTTCCGCTTGCATTGTCTCAGCCATCAACATTGGGTTATCTTGTCGCATTATTCTTCTCCATCTTCCATGTTGTATTCAGTCTTAGCCATCATCAACATATTAGATTGACTCTTGCTCATCTTCTTAGTGATAGGGCCACCAGATAACCATGCTGAACAGGTACGATTACCTGCACACTTAAAGTCAAATAGCTCACAGTAACCTAGATTAGCCGCACCCTGTACGTCTTTAGCGTAGCCATCAGTCTCTTCATCTATACCCTTTAGGATACAGTCAAGCATCTCTGGAGTCTGGATAAAGGCAGCGCAATTACCACAACGCATGGTTTGGGCTTCTTCAACAGGAGTTTGCCACTCATCTGCTCTTTCCATCCAGAAGTCAATGTTGTCTTCCTCTGGGTTAGCAGGACCATAACCTACATTCTTAAATGCCCAATCACGGGCTTTTAGGTTGACCTTGATGTCATAAGTGGCGATAGGGCATTTCATATTTTTACCATTTAACTTTATTAGCCCAATATGCTGCGCTCATTTTGCCTTTGGCAATATTCTGAGCATGACGGGCTTTAAATGCTTCGTTTCTTTTAGATCCATCAGGACTACCAGAAACACCTTGTTGACCAAAGCGAATTAACTTCACTTCGTCACCAGACTTAGCCAACACTGCATGGCTTTTCTCAGGGTGGCTAGGAGTCCTCTTTGGTTTGTTGTAACCAGAGAATTCTTCTGATCCTCGTTTAATCATTTCTTTTTAGCAGTCTTAGCCGCTTGCTTAAAGTCTTTAGCAGTGGGTGCGCCTTTAGTTCCAGGCTTTCTCATCTTCTCTTTAGAGCCAGCCTTGATACGTTCTTGCTTGGCATTGATGTTTGCGTATAAACCTTGTTTCATATTACAACTCCGTAACGCTTAATGTTGAAGATGTTACGCCAGAATCTTTAATCACGGCAATCTTGTCACCAGAAGAAACCGCAAAGACTTCTACATGGTTGGTGGGCATCATAATGCTTGTTGTCACATTAGCTGTTGGGGCAGATCCAAAGGATATATGGCAATGGCCTAGTGAAACAGCAACTCGAACATGGGTTGTTGTGGCAGCAAATGCTGTACTGGCGGCAGTTGTATTGGCTACTGTTAAAACTTGAGTTGTTCCAGTTTTACAGACGTTGAGTAAATTACCATTACTGTCTCTAGTTAAAAAGGCCATGATTTTTCCTTTGATTAGTTAATTACTTTTTCTTCCGCTTGGATTCGGAAATTGCAATAGCGATTGCTTGTTTGGGGTTTTTAACGACAGGTCCACCCTTGCCAGAGTGCAACTTCTTGTCTTTGAATTCACCCATGACCTTGCCAATTTTCTTGGCGGCTGCATCCATTTTCATAGAAATCTCCAATATAGGTTGCGTAATACTACCATACTGTGGTAATAAAAAAAAGAGCTACTTGCTTAAGGTAGCTCTAAAATGGCAACGGCAATCAGACCAATCCTCGGATCAGCCTTTTAATCGGCTTTCCCCAAGATAGATTAGATCCCCAAGAGATGGTGGCGGCATCTGAGGCAAATGTCAACACAAAAGCGTCAGCCATGTCAGGAGATTTAAGTCCACGCCTTCTAATATCGTCCTTAGATTCAATCTTTATCTTGCCGTTAGATGTAAAGGTGTACCTAACAGTTGCCAGTTCAGCAATGAAATCCTCATTATTGGGTATCTTGCAGTCTCGTTTCTCAAGCCAGGCTTTGGTTTTGTGCCATAGTTCCGCACGAAGATTGAGATAAGTACCGCCCATTGCAGGACTTTCAGACACGTTAATTCCACGGGCGGGTAGTTTTAACTCTCTTAGTCTGTCAACAACACCAGCTCCTAGGCCGATAGAGTCAACCAGAATCTCTGTAGGTCTAGTCTTGTGGTCACAAGCTTCGTACTGAGCCACTACTGCGCCTGTTAATTGCATCAGATCTAGGTTTCTCCAACGCTCTAGTGTATGAACCACATTGGATTGACGCTTACACAGAACTGACGAGTCAGAGCCGAACCTAGCCACATCCAATCCCCATACAATCGGAGCGTCTTCATAAGCTCTTGTGTCTCGATGTTTGGCAGACTCCAGTAGTTCCATAGGGATAATCGTGTCATCATCACTCCTTGGGAATTCACCCAGAACCCTGATTCTAAAAGCATTACTTTCCTCGCCATAGCGGGATTTCATGTCTTCTACGTACTCTTTACTGACCCTAGTGGAGTCAATACAGGATACCCGTCTAGTCCACCACTCATCCTTTAGACGATTGTGTGTGTCAAAAAAGAAGCCAGAAGATCGTACTGGATTGCCTAACAAAATGGTCAAAGCGTTATGACCAGACATAGAACCAGCAGCGGCCTCGAATACTGCCTCTGGGACACCAGAAGCCTCATCTGCTACCAGCATGACGTTCTCAGAGTGGACTCCTTGTAGGGCTTCGGGCTGTTCAGCCCTACTGGTACGAGCAGAGATAAACGCCTCGGTAGCGGAAGCCTTTAGCTCTATCCTCTCTTGTTTTACATCAAGTAGGTCTTGGATAGGTTTAGGGAGTTCTTTGACCCATCTCTTTAGCTCGGCAAACAAAGCGTCATACAGTTGGGCAGAAGTAGGGGCAGTAACTACGACTTTAACGGGATACCTGGTCAACAGGAACCATAGCATTGCCCAAGAAGCGGTGGTTGACTTACCTACTCCGTGACCAGAACGGATGGATATCTTACGTTCACCAGTAGCTACAGCGTTAAGAAAGTCTTTCTGCCAATCATCAGGTTCTACTCCAAGAACCTCTTTGACGAACAGGGCAGGATCATTTCTGTAAAGCTTTATGAACTCGATAAAAGGATTATGAGCCATTGTTTTCCAAAGTAGTAACTTCTTCTACCTTACCCATATGCTTAAGAGCTTGGAGGTGCAGATCACCCAAAGAGATATTAACTTGGGTTTTGGCAGTGTCTCCGTAGTTCTCAGGGTCAAGCTTAGAGGCCATCCACTTCCTTGTATCAACCTGTAGCCTGGCTTTGTTAACTCCACTGTTACTTGTCTCATCAGCCTCATCTGCAATCTCTAGGGCTTCTTCTGCCAGTTTCTCAGCCTTTAGTTTTCTAGCAGCAAGTACCGCATCCCTTCTCTCATCCGTATGGTTGATCCAGAAAGAAAGCATTGGCCTAGAACACTCTATAAACTCTGCCAAGCGTCCAATAGTCATTCCTTGAGAGATATGTGCGGTAACGAACTCTATCCCTCCAAGGCTTTCTATCTTCTTTTCTAACGCTCTTCTCATTGGGAAACCAGCCATTATCTTTCTCCTTATACAACAACATTAGGCAAAATGCCTTCATTATTTATCTTAAATACAGGCATACCATCAGGGAATAATGCTGCCATTGCATAAGCATTTTTAATCTTCTCTTCAATAGACATCCCATAGAAGTGGACAATAAACTCCCCAATCTGCCACCTCTTCATACTCTGATTCATTACTTCAGCCTCAACTATCCGAATAGCCTTATCAGCCCAATCAAGTTCTTGCTTCATATTCCAAATATGCTGCTGAGTCCTCCAGACATACTGCTTCCAAATATCATAGTCCTCAATCATCTGGTCTATCACCCTAAATGTCTCAGGACGATTAACCCACAGCATCACATCATTGTTAACAGGCCACCATCCTGTCCTCTCCCTCGCAATAACAACACAGTCCCCATCAACCAGAATATCCTCAACCTTTATCTTCCAGTTGGTAAACATCACA